CTACAGTTTTTCGAAGCGAACTATCCCGCATATGTGGGTCGTCCGGGCCTCATCATGGAGGCTCAGATACGGATGCACAGGGAAGCCCTGAACGAGCTGCGCAATCTGGTCGGCCGCAATGGGCGCTCTCTTACGGATGCCGAGATGCAGCCGGTGCGTCACGATCTGGAAGCGGCACTGAAGTGGCTTGGCAAATACCATGACCAAGGCATCAAGCGCCGGGATGGACGCAGGGCTGCGAACCCGTTCGAGATCTTTCAATACTCGGCGGACGCGACCATGGAAGAGCTTGGGATCAGGCGGCCACAGCAACAACGGCAGCAGGCTCCCCCAGCGCAATATGTCGGCAACCACTCTCGTCAAGAGCAGCGCTTCCAAGAGAAGCGGCAGCTTGTGGAACCGAGGCCCGCACAAACGGGGCAGCGGCAGGGAAGTGGGTATCAGAAGCTCACACCGGAACAGTCGAGAGCACGAGCAGTCCAGATGCGCAGGCAAGCCACCGGATTTGATCGTGTAGCCTCTTAAAGTTCCCTCCCCCGGCCAGCCTGCTCCTCGCGGTCCAAACGCAAAGGAGCAGAGGGAAAAGATGGCTGGTTTGGCATGGGGTGGCGATCTCGGCGAAGGATACATGGGCTCGGCCGATATGGACGAGCTGTCAGATATCCTGCGCTTTACGCTGCAGCCGCTTGCAAAAATGCGGCAATTCGTCGAGCCGAGAGAGGCTGATAAGCCCTACCACAAGGGCGATCAGTTTTTCTGGAACATTTACGGCGACACCAGTAATGCAGCTCCAGAAGAGTTGCAGGAAACGGAAATCGTTCCAGAGACTGACTTCCAAGTAACACAGTCCAGCTTGACTATTAAGGAAGTGGCAATTGCCATTCCATTTACGGCCAAGCTTGAGATCCTTGCCAAGCATGATCTCGTTGCTGTGGTAAAGAAGGCTCTGGCCAACAACGCCCGGCGCTGGTTCGACGCGGAAGTCTGGAAGAAATTCAAGTCGACGCCGCTGGTGGCGGTGCCGGCTGGTGGGACGTCGACCACGGCCTTCACGGTCGACACTGACGGAGTCACCGCGGTCACCAACAACATCGAGCTGTCGAAAGAGCACATCAACATCTTCGACGACACGATGCGGGAACGGAACATCCCGCCCGACCAGCGGACGGACTCGTACATCATGACGAGCCATCCGACGACGTTCAGACCGTTACGCAACGACATGGAGACGCTCAACGTCTACACCGAGAGCGGCATCCAGAAAGTCTTTGCCGGCGAGATCGGTCGCTACTCTGGTTTTCGTTTTGTGGAGCAAACGAATATCCCCAAGGGCGGGGCCGAGGACTCCACAGTCTTCAATCCATACACCGGCATTGGTGACCCTTGGGACAACGCCAAGTCTTCGTGGGCCTTCGCTTTCGGCGACGACACCGTGCTCGAATGCGTTGTCTGCGAGGAGCAAGTGCGGGCGCGCATTCCCGGCGACTATGGGAGAGCGCATGGCATGGCTTGGTATTTTATGGGCGGCTACGGGCTCACTCACACGGTGGCGGCCAACGCCAGAGTGTTCGAGTGGGGCAGCGCCGCCTAATCCCGAGATCAACTGAATGAGGAGATACGCTCATGGCGTATGACGATCAGTTCAATCGCACGCAGCACTATTCCTTTGGGCCGCATACTTTCTCCGGCGGGGCGACATTCGCCGTTCCAATGCCGGCCGGGAAGAATGGCTATCTGATGGATTACGGCATCGAGGGCGTCACGACCACGACGACCACGACTGCTGCAATCTCGATCGGTACGGTCGCCGACCCGGATGCCTACGGAGATGATCTGGCGGTGGCGGTTGCCGCCACTGGCGCTCCGGGCATGAAGTCGGTGCGCAGCTCCTGCAATCTGAACACGGCGTCCGGCAAGGCGGCGTTCGATCTCCTGATGGTCGATCGGCGCATTCCGGCAGGCACGCAGGCTGTCCTGACGGTGGTTGCCGGCGGCGCTGGCGTGGGCAGTGCCTTCGTAGACATTGCGTGGGATCCGTAATGGCCGACGAGGATCGCCGTGCCGACCGGCATCGGGGCGTAGTGCAGGAGGGCTACACGCTTGTCGCGCGTCGCCCCCGTAACGTCGCCCCGGGCAACATTGTGAGCCTAGAGACGGCAGAGCGTGTCGAGAAGCGAGGGTCGTTGTTTGACGACATCTTCGCGGAAGATCCGATCATACGAACGCGGGCACGGCGCTTGGACCGTATGACCGACGATCCGCACGATCGCGAACCCTATCTCGATTATGAGGGATGAACCCAATGGCAAGACAGACAGTATCGAATGAATCGGCTGCTCGCGGCCAGACCATTCGCATCGAAACCGGTCGCGAGATCGAGGACAAGCTGCCCTACGAAAAGCCGCGCGAGTCACTGCACGGCCGCTTGAAGGGCGACGCCAGCGATCTCTCGCACTCCATTCGCGGCAACAAAGTCGCGCGTCCCGGCGATATGGAGAACAGCGGCTGATGGCTGACGATCTGACGCTAATCCATGGCATCGCAGAGAAAACCGCTGCGGTGTTCGTGGCCAGCGGGGTCGATACGTTCGACAAGTTGGCGGCGTTGACCAACGAGGAAGTCGAGCGCATCGAGGAGCGCATTGGTGGTCCCGGCTTCCGCGGCCGCATCGATGCCGGCAACTGGCGCGATCAGGCAAACATTCTGGCCGCGCGCAGGGCTGCGCCCCCCAATCCTGCCGACGTCGCGACGTACGAGCTGCAGGACGTCCCCGACGAGGATCTCATCGACGATGAGCCGATGGGGCCGGTCGACGATGTTCCACCGGATGAACCGCAGCTTCCACCGCCTGATCCCATGTCACCGCTGACGCCGACCGGTGAGATGATGGAAAAGCTGCGGGAGCAGATCGCCGCCTCGCAGCGGCAGATCGAGGAGCAACGCAAGCAGTTTGCCGAGGCGCAGAAGCAGCTGCAGCAGCTTACGACGCAGCGCCCAACCCGCGCCCAGCCGGTCGAGAGAAGCTTCGCGCGTGTGATGCTTCCTGCCAGCGAAGGAGGCCGGCGCTACCGGCTGAACCCGCACAAGAAGTTCTCGGACATCGTCGGCTTCGATCCGATCAATCTGCCGCTCAGTGTCACGCACCAGCAAGTGGTGGATGAGAACGGCGAGAACCGTGTCGCCTATTTCGATCAGGATGGTGTGCAGCGTTATTTTGCCGATGGCGACGATCTCGACATCGATCTCAGTGACGTGGAGCCTCCGCACCGGGCTACGGTCGAGAACTGCAATCTGCGGCACTGGCTGGAAGATCGCGTCGAGTATGATTTCCCGATGGTAAGGGCCGCCATGAAGGAGCGGTTTTCCTATGACGCGCCGAGTATTCGGGAAGCCAAGAAAGAGCTGCATCGCCTGACCCGCACGAACCGGTAGAGCGGGGAGTGGCCCATGGCGGCGATGACATGGGATGCCCTGACGGGACCGAAGACCCAGTCAGGGTCCATCCGGCGCTGGATCAATTACGATCATATTGATCCGGAGGAAATTATTGCCGAGGCCGAGGACTGGATGTCCATGTTCCTGCGCGTGCGGGACATGCAAGTCCGGATCAGCATGAACACACTTCGAGTTTTGCAGGGGGCAAGTGCGCTTCTTCTCAATCCGGGGCTTGTGGCAGTGGGTCTGCCGGAATTCCTCGATCCGCTGACGTTCTATCTGCCCGGGCACGGTTATCTGCGTTACGTCGCGCAGGACGAAATTGACCAGATGCGCTGGCCGGAAGTTATTATTCCACAGCCCGGCGAGCCTGTTACATTTCCTCCCGAATGGTCTTGGGCCATCGGTTGCCCGACCCGTTACACCATCATCGGCGACATCATGGCTTTCGATTGTGTCGTCGATGCCGATTATTGGCTGCTCGGTAATTATTTCGGCCGGCCGCCGGCCTTGAGTGTAACTAACCAGACAAATGTCTACACCAACAAGCTGCGCAAGATCTTCAAGGAAGTGCTGCTCGGCTGCGCCTATCAGATGCAGAAGGATAATCAGCAGCAGGCCTATCATATCCAGCAGGCGCTGGCGCTGATCCAGCAGAAGAAAGTCACTGACGATCTGTATCTGCGGTCGCAGGAGTTCGATGTGAGGATGGCAAGCTGATGCCCGAGACCAATACGTCACGTCTGAATCTGGTCAAGCCGTCGATAGGCGGCTCCAACAACACATGGGGCGGCTTCCTTAACACCGATCTGGACAATCTCGACAGGATCTATCGTGATCTGACCGGCAATCTGACCAGCACGCAAGACCCCGTACTGGGCGTGAACTGGCATCTCGTCACTCCTGTCTATGCGGGATACGAGGATCAGACAACGACGGCGGGAAGAGGGTTTCGCCTGCTGATCCGCAGCGGGGCTGCCGTCACAGGCTCGATGCATTTGAATAATGATCCGGTCAAGAAGTGGGTGAACGGCGTTCTTGGTGATCTGGAGCTGGGGGATTTTCCATCCGGCTATATCGGCGATTTTGCCTATCGCCAGCAGAATAGCGACTGGATACTTCTGAACCCCGGCACTGGACTGGCAGCGGATGTCCCGTTCGCCAGCGAGGCAACGGCCGGCAAAGCCGAGCTGGCAACCAATGCAGAGGCCAATAGCGAGACTGACGACACGCGGATCATCACGTCGAAGAAGCTGAAATATTATCTGGACAATCATACCGCCACCAACGCACAGGCGCTGGCTGGAACTGATGCCGAAATACTTATTACGCCGGCAAGTCTGGATCATGTCCTCGACAATCGGGTGCCTGCCGCAACCATGACGGCGTCCGGTATTATCGAGATTGCCACGGAGGCGGAGGGGTTGACGGGGACGGACAATGCGCGTGCGATTACGCCGTCTGTCGCTGACTATCTGTCCCGCCAGAGGCAAGTGCGGACGCAAAACCAGATTGCTGAGTGCTCCAGCCTTATCGTCTCTTACGTAAGCGCCAATGTCGTCAATGTCGATTGCCTGTTTATGATATTATACGACGTCAATTCCAACTCTCTCAGACGCGTATCCAGTGTGAATGTCAGCGCGAATATCACAACAACAGGAGCCGGAGGGCGTGATGCCGGCGCTGACGCTTCCAGCACTTGGTATAGCATCTGGGTGATTGGCAAGGACGACGGGACGCTGGACGCGCTGCTTTCCCAGTCGAACGGCGCACGCGGGCCGGAGGCCAGCTCGCCCGGCGCTCCGACAATGCCGACTGGCTATACGTGGCGCGGTTATGCCGGCAGCGTTTACAACAACAGCAGCGGAAACTTTGTGCCGTTCCATCAGTGCGGAAACTCCGTCGCCATCGCATCTCAGGGCGGCTCTGCGTTGTCGCTGGCCGATGTGAACTGGCATGTCATTCCCAGCATAACCACCATGATCCCGCCGGAAGCGCTGAGCGTGGATCTGCGCGTCGACATGATGTCCTCCCTTTACGAGGCGTGTGATTGCCGGTTGGCATCCGCTGCCACGGCGGGCACGCCCGGCAGCGGGGTGACATTCGGGGACACGCGTATCTCCGGAGCTTCCATTCCCCTTTCGCCATCCGGAGGACCGCCTGCTGTTGTTTCCGGAACTGCAACGGTCAGGCTGTCGGAGGCGCAGACTGTCTATGCGCGCCTGCCAACCGCAACCGCCGGAGCGATGGATTACGCAAATGTCTATGTCACCGGCTATACCATCTGAGGCCGGGCATGCCGGAAATCACTATCCCGCCCGGTGTCGTAAAAACGCTCAGCGAGGCCACCGCTGTCGGGCGTTTTATTCAAATGGATCATGTGCGTTTCTATAACGGCAAGGCGCAGAAGATCGGGGGCTGGACGAAGCTCAACCCATTTGAGCCGCTGCAGGGCGTGCCACGCTCCCTCTACGCATACGCCAAGTCCAACCGGCAGGAAGTTAAGATCGCCGGCACCGAGACGCGCCTGTATGCCATGGACTTGAGCCATTCCATTTCCGACATCACTCCGTATCGGAAAGTTACGCCACATGACCCGGCCGTTACGTTGAGCACACCGGGGACGGGCGTTGAAGTCACTGTTTTTGACGCCGTGCATGGAGCTGAAGCCGGCGATGTGGTTCATATCACCCCCACCCATTCTCTTGGCACCATAACATTCACGGCCGGCGATTATGTCGTGGACAGCGTAGTCAATGCAAATGAGTTCATTGTTTTGGCAGACGATGAGTCGTCAATTCCGGCTGTTGTCGGCGATATATTTACAATCTCGTATTACATCGAGCCCGGCTCGGCCGATTCATCCATCACGCACGGCTATGGCGCTGGCCCTTACGGCGAGCTGCTGTATGGCATCGACAACGTCGGTGCGGGAGATCCAAACGCCGAGAAAGTCCCGCCGCGTTACTGGTCGCTGGATAATTACGGCACCAGCGGGCTGTTTACATTTCAGGATGCGCCCGGTGTTTTTCTCTGGGACGGAAACGTCAATGTAAAGCCGGCCATCATTGCCGGATCAGAGCCGGCACTGAACGAAGACATCATCTATGCCTTTGTCACGCCGGAGCGCTTCATTTTTGTCTTGTGCGAGGGGATGGTGTTAAAATGGCCGGATCGCGACGACATCACTGACTGGGTGCCGACATCGACCAACACCGCTAATGAGCGCAGACTGGCCTCCGGATCGCATTTCATTGCAGGCACCCGGCTTGCCAGTGTGTCATTGATCTGGACCGACACCAGCGTCTATCTCGCTCAGTACATCGGTGGCAATTCGATCTACAACACGCAGCTCATCGGCACCAATTGCGGGCTGGTAGGGCCGGGGGCGTTTTGCCACGAAACGGGGACGGCGTTCTGGTTCGGCTGCAATTCGTTTCATATGTTCGCCGGCCAGATCGGCCCGATTCCAAATCAGGATAATGTGCTGGCTTGGATGATCTCGCGTCTCGACCCGCTGAATGCGGTCAAGATGACATGCTTCTTCAATCCGGCCTTTCGGGAAGTCTGGTGGCTGTTTCCAGAGCGTGACCATAACGAGCCAAATCTGTATGTGGCCGTCAATCTGGATAATTTCGAATGGATACACGGCAGCCTAGATCGTTGCGGAGCCACGCAGCAGGCGCAGCAAAGCCGGCGCCCGATCCTCTCCAGCCCGGACGGATTTTTATACGAGCACGATCAGGAGCAGCGTAACGCCGTAGAGGACACAATAGCCAATGTGGACGGGACTTATACGCCTGTCGAGTTCCCCATCGACTGGCATTACCAAGTCGGCCTGTGGCGTATACCGAGCGACAAAAAGCAATCGGTCGACATATTCGGGTTTGCTCCCGACTTTGAATATCAGACGAACCCGATTTCGTTGGTTGTTCGGGCTTATGACCGGCCACAATCTGCGCTCTTCGATCAAGAAACTGCAGTCTTGTCCAACAACGCAACTGAGCTTGTCGATCTGCGCGTAGCCGGGAGATACTTCTCCTACCACATGAGTCAGATGGGTGAGGACAATAGCCTATTGGGAGGCGATTTCCGCGACGGAACGCACTGGCTGGAAGTGCAGGGCGCGGGGCTGCGGCGATGAGGAAAGTGTCGCTCGGCAAGCCGCTGGCCAATGACGTCAATTCCAAGCTGGAATGGGTGCTGAAATCGATCGTCGAGATCGAGTTGGCCTCCGCCGAGCGCGATCCGGAGTTCGACAACTACATCCCCGCCAGCAAGACGGTTGTCACCGAATACGACCCACCCAACATCGGCTCCAACGGCACGTTCGCGGACACGTTCACGGTGACCGGGGCGCTGGTGGGACAGCCGGCGTTTGCCTCCTTCTCGGACTATCTGGAGACCATGATCCTCACGGCGGAAGTGGTGGCTGACGACACGGTGGAAGTCATATTCCACAACATCACGCCGGGGGCAGTGGATCTTGCCGAGGGCACCCTGACGATCGTGTTGATGAAGCCATGATCCGCATCGCCACCCCGCCTGACATCGAGCCGATCATCGAGCGGCTGCTGATCCCGTTTCACGACGAGCACCAGCTGGTGCGTGAGACCGAGCTGGACATCGATCGCATCCGTACATGGGTCATGGAGATGGTGGCCGAGGGGCGAGTGATCGTGGTCGAGATGGAGGGAGAGATCGTCGGCGGCATTGGCTTCAGGGACTACGAACCCCCTTACGCTAACGTCGTCTGGCTGGTAGATGATTTCTTCTACGTTCGACCGGAATGGCGTGGTGGTTCGGTAGGGCTGGAGCTGGAGCGGTTTTTCCGCGATCTGGCCAAGTCCAGTAAAAAGACAGCCATTCTGACGGTCTTCAATCCCGGGCGCGTGGCCAGCCGAGGCCGGATCGCTCGGGTCTTCGGTTTAACCCCGATTGGTCACTGGCTGCGGGTTGCCTGAAGATGTGCGGCTTTTTCGATAGCAAGGACAAGGAGACCACGCAGAAGACGACGCCGGACGAGCTGACGCAGCGCATACGCATGGCACTGATCCCGTATGCCATGCAGATGATGAACCAGAGCTTTCCCGGCTATGCCGGGGACCGGCGCGTCGAACCATTCACTGACGATCAGCGCTCCGGCTTCGGCATGGTGCGCAACTACACCAACGCTCCGACCCCCTATTATGATTTTGCGCAGCAGACGGCACGCTCCTACGCCAACGCCCCGCAGAGCACTGTCAACTACACCAGCATCGATTACGACCCGATGCGGACTGATGGCGGGACACGCATCAGTTACGACGACATCAATTATGGCGGCCGCATTGTCGATGAGAGTGGCCCGCTAGGCAAAGTCTCCGACTACATGAACCCCTACGTGCAGGGGGTAGTGCAGCCGCAGATCAGGGAGCTGGGCGAGGCACGCCGGCAGGCGGCAATACAGGCCGGCGAACAGGCAACCAGTGCCGGGGCGTTTGGCGATGCACGGCAGGGGGTGGCGGACAGCCTCACGAACAAGGCCTACATGAATGCGGTTGGGGACGTCACCGGTCGTGGCTACAGCGACGCCTTCAATCAGGCTATGGCGGCCCGTACGGGTGACATTGGTCGCCTGCAGCAGACCCGCCAGTTCAATGCGGCCAACAACATGGCGGCACAACAATTCAATGCGGCGAACGAGCTGCAGGCGCGGCAATTCAATGCCGCCAATGAGTTTGCAGCACGTCAGTTCAATGCCGGCAATCTGTTTCAGGCTTCGCAGCTGAACGCGCAATTGCGCGAGGCCATGCTCGGGCGCCAGCTCGCGGGTGGACAGGCAGGCATGGAGTATGGCCTGCAGCAGAGCCAAGACCGGCTGCAGCGTCTCAATGCCATGATGAATGTGGGACAGCTGCAGCAGCAGCGGGGGCAGCAGATCCGCGACGCGGATTACGAGAACTATCTGCGCGGTGTGGAATGGCCGTTCCGGCAGTGGGACATGATGCTGAGCATGCTGACCGGCCAGCCCAATGCACAGACGGTGAGCCAGACCCAGCGTGGCGGCAACGATCTCTGGGGCTTCTTGGGAACAATTCTTGGCACAGCCGCCGGCTCCGCCGCTCGCGGTGGCTTTGGCGCGTAAGGAGGCAGGACGATGAACCCTGAATTGATGCGGCTGCTTGCGCAGTATGTTTTCTCGCCCGGTGGCGGTTCACCATGGGGGGGGCGGCCTATGCCATGGGATAGCATGATGGGTCCAAACATGCCCATGGCGGGAGGGGGTGGCCTACTGGGACCGGGTGGATGGTTCACGCCCCCGGGAGGCCCGATACCGGGTCCGGGTGGTGGACGGCCGCCTTGGATGCCTTCCACTCCAATGCCGCCGGGTGGGGCGCCTCGTGGGCCGATGCCATGGAGAGGCGGCATGGGTCCAAATATGCCAATGGCAGGAGGAGGACCGCCGCCAGCTGGCCTGCCCTACATCCCCGGAGGACCGGTGGGCAGGATTTCTCCGAATAGGCCTCCAGTCAGTGGCTCACCGACGCGGCCGCCAGTCTCCGGTGGGCCGGGTGGGGGCGGCGGATATGCGCCGGGCGGTGGTGGCCCCGGGCGTGGGCCGATCACTGGCGGTGGTGGGCCGGCTGGTGGGCCGATCACTCGGTCGATTCCTCCGGGCCGGCAGAACCCTGATCCGCGTCGCTATAGCCCGCTGCCGATCGGCAGTCCGCCGCCGCGTCCACGGCGGCCCGTGCTAGACCGGCCATACTGAACGGGGGGTTAAATGCCGTGGTGGGCCGCTCCTCCGCGTGAGATGGGGTTTCAGCGGGAGAACCCTCTCCCGTTAAGCCCGCCCATTCCTGCGCCTGATTTAAATGCTGGCCCGCTGCCGTGGAGGGGCGGCATGGGCTTCAACATGCCCATGGCCTTTGCAAGGCCGACTGCCGGGCCTGACCCGACCCCGATCGGCGATCCGAAGCAGCCTCCCCAGCCCAAGCCGACGCCCACTATCGAGGACAAGAAGCCCAAGCCAGAGCAAAAGTCGGCGCCAAAGCGTAACAAGTATGGGTTTTACGGAAGAGGCAACCAAGGAAACTTTCCTCCGGGCAGCTCTGGATGGTCAGCGCAACGGGAGCGTGAGTGGCGGGAGAGGCGTGCTCAAGACAACAAGCCCAAGCCAAAGCCTCCTGACCCGACGCCTCCTCCTCGCGACCCGACCCGTCCGCGTGACCCCAACGCTCCGCCGCCCGATCTGACCGGCGGTTACGCCAATGTGCAGGGCGTGAATCCGGTAATTACGCCGATGTTCAGGCATCTCTTCAGCCCGGAAGACGTCGCCCGCTACGGCGTTCGGCAGCCGATGCAAATCCCGTGGGCGCAGTTCAATCCGGCCGACCCGACCCGGCTCGACTGGCTCTTAGGCACCATGCCTAATTGGTGGCTGCCCAATCAGCAGATCGCATGGAAGCCATGGGTCGACGAAGGCGATGAGGATAACGAGGATTGATGCATGGCCGAGCAGCCTCGCTACAGCGCCATTCCCAACGCACAGGGCGGCTTTGACATTCTGCTGCGGCCGCTGCTTGGCAATCAGCCGGCCGATATCGGCACGGTAGGCCTGCCGGGACGCACGGCGCAGGCGGTGATGCGTGCGTCTGAGGGGGGCGTTCCTGATCTGGGAGGCGGCGGTACCGGCAGCGGAGCCTCATTGACTGCGAGAGATTTGAAGCGGGCGCAACAGGCCCGGGCGCAATATGCGGGAGCAGAAGCCCCCGATCTGGCTGGCGATGGCGACGGAGAAACTACGGGAACATCAGAGCTGGCGGATGCGCTGGTTAAAAAGGCTGAGAAATTCCGCCAGAGCACCGGGCAGGAGCCGAATGATCTGGAGGACACGGCTTTCGACAGCTCAACCGTTTTCGATGAGCCCGCACCGCCTGATATGACTGTCAGCGCATATGACGGCCAGACACAGGATGTCGACCCAAGCTGGTTTGGTAATCTCCGCGCCAACCATCCGTTCGTCGACAAGGCACTGGATGTAGCGGGAGCACTGCGTGATCCGCTGGCCGATGCGGCCGTAGGCATGTCGCAAGTCGACGAGTTTGGTTCTCCGGCCAAACAGCTTGCGCAGGGCATGGGCGGGTCACTCATAAGCCAAGGGGCGCGTGAGGACCGTAAGCGCAAGGAACTGGTGGAAGCGTCGGAGCGGGAACACAAGCACGCATACGAGAATCGTTATCTGGATATTCTGGAGCGCCGTGCAGATGCGGCCATGACGGCAGCCGAGCGAAGCGGCACAGCCTCTGCTGAAACGGCGGCAGCTGAAAAAGCTTCTGAACAAGCCGACATTGCAGGCAACATCGTCCAAGACAGCGTCAGCCAAGCATTGGGTATATTAAGTGCTTATCCGGACGGATTAAACGGGGTTACCGGCCCGTGGGCGCAAGCGGCGGCCCATATCAATGGCTCAAATCGCGCGCAGTTTGATTCATTCCTGCTAACAATAAAAGCTCATATTGGTTTTAGTCAACTGCAGGCGATGCGCGCTGCTTCAAAGACAGGCTCGTCTGGCCTTGGCGCATTAACCCGTCCGGAGCAACAGGCATTGGAATCCATGTTTGGGAACATAGAGGCCAATCAGCAGCCGGCCTATCTGGAATATAATCTTGTCCGTTTAAACAATGCCTATCTCGACACTATCCATGGCATTGGGGAAGGGCCGGCACGCATGGAGCTGCCGCCCGTTCCGGAGCGGCCTTATCTGGATGACGAAACCGGCAAATACATCATCAGGCGCGGCAGCGGCGAATACGTTGAAATCAGCGCAGAGGAAGCCGAGCGGCGGTTGCGGGGGCGGTAATGGCGCTGAAGCCTCTTACTCTCGACATGCTGCCTCCGAAGGGAGGCCCGCAGCAGCCTCCGGCAGCAGCACAGCCGCCGGATCTCTACTCGCTGGATGTTCATGCCCCGTCCAATCCGATGCAGGCACACACGCCGGCTCCGCGCGATTACGCAGATGAATGGAGAGGAGCGAGAACTGGTGTTATTCGCAGCTTTGAAGGATTGCCGGGGACGTTTGGGGACTTGCGTGATTTGACTGTCATGGGCTTGCGCGCTGGAAGCAAGAAGCTCGGCATCCCGGTTTACGATAATCCTGAAGTCGACCCTCTGATGAACACAATAATGGGGATGCTGCCTAATTCCGAGGACACCATCGGCTGGGCAGAAAAACTGCATGGGCCTCTCTATGAGCCGAAAACCCCCGGAGGACAGACGGCAGAAAGGCGGGCGGAGTTTGCTGCTGGTGTTCTTGGTCCCAGCAAGGCGCGGACAGCCAAGAAGATCCTTGAGGACGTCGTTAGAAAGACCCCCGAGAGACTTGTCACTGATGTGGCAGCGCCAATGGCTGGCAGCGAGTTTGGGCAGTATATGACAGAGGGCACGGATTGGGAGACAGCCGGGCAAGTGCTTGGATCTGTGACAGCTGGCTCTGTCGCGAGCAAGGCGGTTCCTGCCGTTGTAACGCCTAAGCCGCTGGACGTCGGAAAGCCGCAAGAGAAAGAACGGTTGGCTGCCATCCGGTTCTTTGAAAAGGAAGGCATTCCACTGACGGCCGGTGACAGGACTGGTCGCAAGGCCCTGCAGCGCAAGGAGGCGCAGCGTGGCGGGCAGAAAATGCAGGATATAAAATATGATCAGAAATTTAAGTTCACCAGCGCCGCCTTAAGGCGTGTGGGAGAGAACGCTGAGAACGCCGGACCCAACACCATAAACAAAATTGACAGGAGGATCGGCAATAAATTTGACCAGATTGGAGCCCGTAACAATGTTGTCTACGACAATCGCCTGCAACAGGAGATCTCCACCGCAGTTAGAGAATATATAAAGAAATCGCGCCCCAATGAAGTTAAGCCGCTGGTGCGGGATACGGCGCAAGATATTCTCCAGAATCTTGCCAGCGGGAATATGCCCGGAGATCAGTATCTTGCTTGGCGATCAAGTATCGGTCGGGACGCGGTAGAAGCCGGCAATGATTGGGTTACGGCGCGAGCGCTGCGTGGATTACAGAGTGCACTCGACGGCGCAATGGAGCGCTCGATGCAGAGGGCTGGGAATTCTGCCGATGTTGCGCTTATGAAGGAGGCGCGGCGGGAGTGGGCCAATTTCATAGTTATCAAGAATGCGGTGGCGCGAG